AACATATCACATAGGTTATGGATGTAGTCAGACTGTAATTAAAATATTTAATCAATCAATATTATACAGTAAATCACCATCAGGTTGGTCAATAAGATTTAATAATGGTATTGGTGTTAATGTTACAACAAAACCGTTATTCTCCGTTAGAAATGGGTATACAAAAAGTGTAAAATTAGGAAAATATTATATAGTAAAATTATGAAAGTAAAATTGGAATACATTTGGCTTGACGGATATAAACCGGAACCAAATTTAAGAAGTAAAATTAAAGTAGTTGAATTTCAACCATCGGATATTACTAAAATCCCTGAATGGGGTTTTGACGGTAGTTCAACTATGCAAGCCGAAGGATTTTCTTCAGATTGTTATCTTAAACCTGTGAGAATGTATCAGAGCCTTAAAAACACCAATTCGCCTTTGATTTATGTTTTATGTGAGGTGTTGGATAAAGACAATCAACCACACGAAACAAACGACAGAAGTAGGTTAGGTAATGAAGATAATGATTTTTGGGTTGGATTTGAACAAGAATACTTTATTCGTTCGTCACATAATAAAGATGTGTTAGGATTTGAAAGAGGTGGAAGTGTTGACCCACAAGGTAAATACTATTGTGGTGTTGGTGGACAAATTGTTGGTAGAGAATTAAGTGATGAACATTTAGATTATTGTCTTGACTTGGGTATTAATGTTGAGGGGACCAATGCTGAGGTTGCTCTTGGACAGTGGGAATATCAAATATTCTCTAAAGGTAAATTATCTGCCGCTGATGACTTATGGATATCAAGATACATATTACATAAATTAGCCGAGAAAAGAGGTTACTCAATTGAACTTCATCCAAAACCAATTCAAATTGGCGAGTGGAATGGTTCAGGACTACATACAAACTTCTCAAGTAAAAAAATGAGAGAAATAGGAGGAGAAAGTTATTTCAAATCAATATTCAACGCTTTTGAGACAAGACAAGACCTTCACATTGATAACTATGGTTCAGATAATCATTTAAGGTTAACCGGTAAGTTTGAGACACAATCAATTGACAAATTTAGTTGGGGTGTATCAGATAGAGGTGCATCAATTAGAGTCCCTAAATCAGTTGGTGAAACTTGGAAAGGTTACCTTGAGGATAGAAGACCATCTTCAAATGCAAATCCTTATAAAGTTATTGGTGTTATCTATGACGCATTGACTTTGGCTGACCAATTGGAAACAACCATTCACGCAATGTATGATAATGTTGACACATCAAAAATAAAAGAACAATTCTCAGGGATTATGTCTGATGAAGAATTATTAGGGGAATATAGAGAAGAATAGTATGGATAAAGAAATGGTAAACCACCCTGAACATTACGGGGGAAAAGAGAATATTTACGAAGTCGTAAAAGTTTGTGAAGCTTGGGGTCTTGATAAAGACGCTTACATCTTCAATGTTGTAAAATATGTTGCAAGAGCGGGTAAGAAAGATACTGATAAAGAACTTCAGGATATGAAAAAAGCGTTGTGGTATTTGAATCGTAAAATTGAGAGACTTGAAAGTAACAGTTGATATTGATGAATACGCAGAAGGTGCGGTTCTATTAGACGGATTAGAAAGTGCAATCGTTGGGATTGTTGAGGACTTTGGTTCTCCGGGAAGAAAGATGTTATATTCAAAACAAAGAATATTAAACATCCTACAAGAGAGAGACCTAATGACGATGGGTGAGGCTGAAGAGTTTTACGATTATAACATATTGGGTTTGCACGCTAGTGACCAAAACGCGGTGTTTTTAGATTTAGAAATAACACCAATTAAAAAAGAAGATGGTTGGGAATACCAATTAAAAGAGTAATATGATAGAGACAGGAAAGATTATAAATGGGGATTGTGTTGAGGTAATGAAATCACTTCCGGATGGATGTGTCGACCTTTTGGTGACATCTCCTCCTTACAATGTCAACGTATCGTATGATGTATATGATGATGGACGTTCAATGGATGACTATTGGGAGTTCACAAAAGAGTGGTTAACAGAATCATTGAGAATATTAAAAGATGATGGTAGAGTTGCAATCAATGTTCCAATTGAATTAAACGTTCAAGAGAGAGGTGGAAGAATATTATTCAACGCAGAGTTTTGGATGATGATGAAACAAGTTGGATTCAAATTTTTTGGAATGGTTGATTTGACTGAGGACTCACCACACCGAGTAAGACAAACTGCTTGGGGTAGTTGGATGAGTGCTAGTTGCCCTTATATTTACAACCCAAAGGAGTGTATAATATTGGCTTATAAAAAAACTAATAAGAAATTAACCAAAGGAGAATCACAATGGAAAGGTGTACCAACTGATATTGAACAACCTGATGGGTTAATCAAAAACAAAATGGTATACCAAGACGATGATAAGAAAGAGTTTATGAACTTGGTGTTTGGACGATGGGAATATTTTGCAGATACTAGGTCATTAACTAAAGCCACATTCTCAATGGATATTCCATCAAAGGCGATTAAGATATTAACTTACAAGAATGATATTGTACTTGACCCTTTTATGGGTAGTGGAACTTCAGCGTTCGCTGCGGAACTATTGGACCGAAGATGGTTGGGAATTGAGTTGTCACCGGATTATACGGAGATTGCTAGAAAAAGAGTTCAAGCATTAATTGATGAACGGAAACAAATGAAATTAGAATTAAAAGAAGAGGAGGTTTAATCCTCTTTTTTGTTTTTAGTATATTTATAGATAAAACATTTATTATGGCAAAAAGATTTATAATTACTGAAGAAGAAAAAAACGATATCCGTTCTAGATATGGTTTAGTTAATGAGCAACCTAGGGAATTAAGTGGACAAGAGGTTTTTGAATTACAAACAGCTCTTAATGATTACTTTAAGATGAAGAAAGTTATGTCTAATGGTAAAATATTCCAAATACCTGTTGATGACAAATGGGGGCCAACAACAATTAACGCTCTTAAAAAATTTCAAACTATGGAAAAAATTGATTCTGATGGAATTCCAGGTGGTAATACTTACGACGCGTTACATAAATTAGGACTGAATCAAGATATTATTGATAAAGCAATCAATTGGATAAGTAATTTATTTTAATTAATGAAAAAACTTATAAAAGAAAGTGGTTTAAGAGATATAAATGTTCTCGCTAAACGATATCCAAAAGCTGAAATATATTTTCACCAAGATTTGGATGGTGTGACAACAGCGATTGCGATGAAACAATACCTTGAGAATAATGGTATTAAAGTAATTGACTCACATATTATTCAATATGGTGATAAAGAATTCGCTGTTAAGAAGAATGATGCTAAAGGTGATGTGATGCCGGTCTTAGTTGATTTTGCTCACGGAAAACCAATGTTTGTTATTCATACTGACCACCATGATAGACAAGCTGGTGCTGAAGATACAAAATCAACTTCTTTTAGACAATCTCGTTCCAATGTTGAAACCATCTCACAGGTTGTTTCACCGAAGGAATTATTCCCATCTTCAGATATTTTATTGATATCAACTGTAGATTCTGCAAATTATGCGGTAAACAATATTACGGTTGACCAAGTTATTTCTTATTTATTTAAATTAGATAAGGACAAATCATTGGAGAAAAATAAAATGTTAATGGGTTTAGTTGTTAACAAATTATTATTAGCGTTTAAAAACAAGCCAGGGTTTTTAGAAACATTGGTTATGGAATGTTCACCATCATTGTTGAATATCCTTAACACTATTAAAAGAATAATGGTTGAAAAAGGTTATGCAAAACCGGAGGAACTTGAAAAGAACAAAGAGGATTATGTTAAGTCAATGCAGACCAATCCAAATGTTAATGTAATGGATAACATTATTGTCCAATATGGTGGTGGGTCAATGTTTAAACCGGGGTCTTATGACAGATATACACCATTTAAAAACAATCCTGAAGCAGATTTTATTGTGATTGCTTGGCCGTTAGGGTTAGTTCAAGCGTCTTGTAATCCATTCAAAGGTGAGAGACAATTGAAAGGTGTGAATTTAGGTGAAATTGCTCAAGAAGTATTATCTAAATGGGAGGACCAATTAAAACAAAGAGAGATACCATTGTCAACAATCAAATGGGTTTCTGAATCTTCAAAAGATTTTAATTCTGAATCAACAGGGTTTACGTTTAAAGATTTTGTTGCGTTATATGGTAAAGAATATAAGACAATGGAAGATGGTAGAGAAAAATTATATCACATTGGTGAAATGATGGAAATGCCTTTTTCTGAATTACCTGAAGAACATAGAAAAATGTTAGATGATATTAAAGTTAATACTTGGGATTTTATTCAAGCAAATAGTGGAGGACACAAATGTATTACAAATATATCAGGGTTAAACTTTATGGGTAGAAGTACTCGACCACCAAAAGGTAGTTATAGATATAATGAGGCGGAGGAGTCACCATCTGTTAAGTTTACCAAAATGATTCAGAATGAGTTTGTGAAATTATTACAGGAGAAGATAAATCAATCGTAGTGAATAACTTTATCACCGGATTTAATACCTAATTTTTTACAGGTTCCACCCTGTAGTTCAAGTATCATATCACCTTCACCACAATAGTTTCTACAATCTTTGGTTTTACAAGGGGGACACTCGTGGTGAATTTTTGTTATAACATCATCTTCAATAAAGATTATATCCAAATTCACCAAACAATTCTTCATCCAAAAGCAGTGTTGACCTTCGGACATAATAAATAACATACCATTAAAGGTATCATCAAATCTTTTGTTCATCATTCCTTGACTAGTGTCTTTGGATGAGATGACAGTTTTGACTTTGAATTTATTTTTGTTTATACTTAATTCCATATACTTATAAATACACAAAAAAATATAAAATGAAAGAAGTAAAACGATATTCCGGTGTAATTGTCAAATGTGGTGATGAGGTATTACTATGTAAAAGAAATGCTA